TAGAGAGTGCCAAGCACCAGCATCTTCAGCAGCAGGCTATGGCCGAGAAGCAGAAGCAGATGCAGGAGGCACTCAACCAACAGCAGGTTGCTCTGAAAGAGAGGATCCCTGAATGGCAGAACGAGGAAACCGCTACCAAGGAAAAGGCGGAGATTCGTCGTTTTGGTTTGGCCATGGGTTTCACGGAAAACGAACTGGCTCAGATTTATGATTCCAGGGCAGTTCAGGTTCTCCGAGATGCCATGCGATATAACCAACTCCAGACCAAAAGGGGGAAGGTAAGACAGGCACCTCAAGGCAAGTCCTTGGCACCTGGAACACCAACTCCAGGGGAACCCCAGCAACTTCGCAAAGGCAAAGCAATGAAACGATTAGCAGAGACTGGGCACATTAAAGATGCTCAGGCAGTTTTTGAACAAATTTTAGGAACGTAAAGGAGGCCGAAATGGCAGCTATTACAAATACATTTATCACATCGGATGCGGTTGGAAATCGAGAGGATTTGCAAAATGCGATCTACTCAATTGCCCCCTTTGATACTCCTTTTATGAGTGCCATCGGACGTGAAAACGTCGATGGAGTTACTCATGAATGGCAGACAGATAGCCTCGCAGCAGCAGCATCAAATGCCCATAACGAGGGTTTTGATGTCAGTAGCTTCACGGCAGTCAGTCCAACGACACGAGAATCCAACATCTGCCAGATCAGCATGAAGGATGTGATCGTGTCAGAGACCCAGAACGTGGTCAACAAGGCAGGACGAACCTCTGAGGTGGCCTATCAGGTTGCGAAGAACTCCAAGGAACTGAAAAGGGACATGGAATTTATTGTGACCCAGAACCAGACTCCTGTTCTAACAGGTGCCCGGAAGATGAAGTCCTTGGAAGGTTGGCTCAGAACCAACACCTCCAGAGGAACTGGGACCACTACCGGAACGGATCCGAGTACGGCCACCACTGCAACCGCAGGGGATGCTGGTGCATCTGATCTGAGAACCTTCACTGAGACCATCCTCAAGGATGTCATTCAGAAAGTTTATTCAAGCGGCGGAGATCCATCAGTCCTGATGGTTGGCCCTGTCAACAAGCAGAGAGTTTCTGGATTCACCGGAAGATCCTCTGCCCGTGAGATTGTCCAGGTTGGAAACATTCAGGGAGCAGCCTCCTTGTATGCCTCCGATTTCGGTGATCTTTCCGTAATCCCCAACCGATTCAGCCGGGAGCGGTCTGCTTTCGTTCTCGATCCTGAATTTGCAGCCATTGGTTTCCTGAGAGATTTCTCTCTGGTGGAACTGGCCAAGACCGGGGATGCCGAGAAGAGAATGCTCAGTGTTGAGTATACTCTGGTGATGAGGAACGAAGCAGCCCACGGGGTTGCAGCCGACCTCGTGACTAGCTAATGAGTCTTGACCGACTCCTAGAATGGAATGCCTCCTCCGCTATGGCGGAGGGGTTCCATGTGACTCCTGAGGGAGATCACATCATCTCGGAGACCCAGAACGTGGACCATATCCTTAAAGCAGCCAAGGATGTTTCTGAGATGACACCCTCCAAAGACTTGAGACATGTGGCCTATATTCCAGAAGCAGTGTGGAATAAGGCCTACCGAGAAGGATGGGTGCATGATAAGAAGAAATGGAAAGAGTGGGCTAACAACCCCGACAACAAAATGTTTAGGACATGGCCCGGAAGAATTTGAAGCAGGCAGTTTGGAATCTGAAAATAGCAGTTTGTGTACCCTCGACAGGGACCTGGAATGCCCACACTGCGGAGTGCATCTCGAACATGATTTCCTGCTTCGACCAAGCAGAATATGGAGGAGGAACGAAGGAAGTTCGTTTGTTCGGGGTATGCAGTTCAATCCTTCCAGACTCCAGGCATCGATTGGTGGCGCAAGCTCATGGATGGGGGGCAACCCATATGCTCTTCATCGATTCCGACATGATCGTGCCATGGGATACGATACAGGCCTTTCTGAAGCATAACGTGCCAGTCGTAGCAGCAAACTGTGTCAGAAGGAGATTCCCGACCTACCCGACTGCCTATGCAAAGGACAAAAGATATATTTACTCCAGAGAGGAGTCCACAGGCCTTGAGGAAGTGGACCAGGTTGGTTGTGCCGTGATGATGATCGACATGAGACTGTTTGATCACGAGAAGATGGACCTCCCCTGGTTTGCCTTCATGCCTGATCCCAATAATGTGCCGGGATCCATTGGTGAGGATGTCTATTTTTGCAGGAAGATCAAGGAAGCAGGATTGCCGATTTACATCGACCATGACGTGTCCAAGTCAGTCAAACATATGGGAGACTTGGCTTACTCCATGGACCATGCTCTGACCTTTGAGGATCACTACATTGAGCAGGACAAAAAATACCATCATCCGGTGACGATAGAGGATCCGAATCCGAAGGAAAGCATGATCTTCATGCCTGTCGAGGATACCAAACAGGCAGAGAACAACATGCGCTCCCATTACTGGAATGGAGTGGCTATCACGAATAAGAAAATCGATGCACCTGATGGGTGGGAAACAACCGACAATCTTGATGTGGTGGCCCTCTATCCAGGCCTGAAGCACTACCTAATCACCACAGATGATTTTGTGCCTGGATTGGACTGGGCGAAAAGAATGGCCCAACGATGTGGACCTTGGGACGTGTTCTATGGACCTGACCAAGTATTCGACGAAAAACTTCCGACCCATCCCTGCATTGGAGGAGAATTGGTCAAGCATGTCGGATCCCTTTTCCTAGAAAACAAATGGTTTTGGTCGAATGCTTGGTACGACATAGGGACTGAACTGGGCACTCTCAAATACTTTGGAGATGGATGGGGAGACTGGCAACTGAAAGATCGGAAGGTCGGAGAGAATGAAGGACAGGCTTATATCAAATGGAAGGATAATGAGTTCGAGCCTCTGATCAAAAAGCTCAAGGCCCGGATGGAAGAGTACCAAGCACCTGCGAAAAAGGCAGCCTGATGGCCATATCAAACTACGCAAATCTTAAGGCTTCAATCGGTGATTTTCTGAACCGATCTGATCTGGCCACAGACCAGTCTGATGGTTCTACTGTCATTGAGAAGTTTATCGAGTTGGCTGAGGCAGAGTTCAACCGGAGGCTTAGACTGAGATCGATGGTAACAAGATCCACCATATCAGTCTCTGGTCAGTACACAGACCTTTCTTCTGCCCTGACTGATTATCTGGAACTGAAGAACATCACCTTGGAACCAACCTCAGGAGGCCCGATTGTTCTGGAGTTCAAAACTCCCCAGGCTATGGATGAGTTTAGATTCCAAAGAGCAGGGGCCACTGGGAGGCCTATCTGCTATGGATTAATTGGACTGGAGTTGGAACTCGGCCCGGTGCCTGATGCGACTTACTCGGTAGAAATTACTTATTACAAAAAGATTCAAGCACTCTCCGATTCTAACACCACTAATTTTCTCCTGACCAGTCACCCGGATCTCTACCTTTATGGATCCCTGGTTCACTCTGCACCTTACCTGATTGATGACCCCAGGATTGCAGTGTGGAAGGCCTTGACTGAGGAGAGGATGCAGCAGTTGGTGATCTATGATGAAAGAGGCGAAAATCCAGGCACGGCACTCAATATGAGCATTAAAAGGCCATACTTCTCAGGTGCCGTGAGTAACCCTATTTATTACCGATAATATGGCTTCAAATACCTCTGATTTTTTCACGTTTTCCAAGACTGCAGGAACTGCGAAAAATCTCCAAAAACCAACAGATGGCGGAGATAATAATTTATGGGGCGGATTCATAAATGTGGATCTCGATACCATCGTGGGAGCAGTGAATGCAACCTCAGACCTCATAGCAGATGCCAATCAAAATGAACTGGTGGATTTCACGGCTACCGGGTCTGCCGTCAATCATGTTGGGATCACCAATGCTGCGACCGGAAACGGACCTACCATTGAGGCCAAGGGGGATGACACCAACATTGATCTGAATGTTTCAGGTAAAGGAACAGGGGTTTTTAAATCTACAAATGCAGATTTTACAACTCCAAAACTAACAAATGCAAAAGTCATCACTGGAATCAATGACACCAATGGGAATGAGTTGGTCAAAGTGACTGCCACAGGGTCTGCAGTTAATGAAATCACAGTAGCCAATGCAGCCACTGGTAACCCTCCAGAGATACAGGCCACTGGAGGAGACACAAATATATCTTTGAAACTCACACCAAAAGGAAATGGAGGAGTGAGTGCCGGATCAATAACACACGCAACTTTACCAGCAGGGATGATCGCACCTTTTGCTATGTCTTCGGTGCCATCTGGTTGGTTGGTTTGTGATGGTTCCACCTATAATTCTGTCTCAAATACTGAGTACGCTGCACTATTTTCAGCAATAGGAACTACATGGGGAGGAACTGGAGCTTCTAGTTTTAAAGTTCCAGATCTTGAAGGTGCTTTTTTAAGGGGCACTGGTTCACATGGGTCTAGCACTATGGCAGACGGGAACGCTTTTGCTGGACCAAATGTTGGTAGTTTTGAGAATGATCAGATGCAGGGGCATCAGCACGATATTGCTGGTAATACTGGAACTGGTAGGGCAGCGAATGCTGCCTCTGCAGCAGGTAGTTTTTTGGCAGGTGAAGCATCCGATACAAGCTATATGTATAGAAACGATTCAAACGGTAGTTTCACATCAATGGTTGGAGACCCAGTTGCTGATTCAAGTAATGGAACTCCAAGAACAGGTGACGAAACCAGACCTTTCAATGCTGGTGTAAAATACTGTATTAAATTTTGATGCCTTATTTTTACAAAACTAATCACATCAGCAGGGATTCTGCTCCTCATCAGTTTGACCTATCTTCAGGCAGTCAGATCCTTAGTGGATTCAGACTCTTTGGAGTGCATGGCTACGGCAATATATTGGGAGTCAAAAAGTGAAAGCACGGCAGGGCAGATCGCAGTCGGGCAGACAATCCTCAACCGGACCCAGCATTCACGCTTTCCAGACTCCGTCTGTGGAGTGGTTAAGGAGGGGAAGCATATCCAAGGTCTCCCAATTAAGGACAGGTGCCAGTTCAGTTTCTACTGTGATGGGAGGTCAGACGTTCCCAGGGAACCGAAGGCCTTTCAGAAAGCACTGAGGTTATCAGAATGGCTTCTTCTAACAAAAGACTGGATTCCAGACCTGACAGACGGGGCACTGTATTATCACGCATCCTGGATGGAAATATGGCCAAGATGGGCGCAAGAAAAGCGGAGACTTTTGCAAATAGATTCGCATGTTTTCTACCAGTGATTTTGATGCCTTTTGCAGTGTATGCGACTGGCCACCACAATCCGGTAGATCCTCAGTTTCATCAGTTCCAGGCAGTTCAGACTCCTGCACCGACGGCAGGCAATGTGACCGATATGCTGGTCAATATATTCCTGGAGCAGGGAGTTTTGGGGGCCATGCTAATTGTTCTGGGAATCTACTTTTACAAGATGGAGGGGCAAGCCAGACAAGACAGGCTAAAACTCCAGGAAAAGTTTGAATCTCTGGTCACTCGAAACCAAGACAACCTGATTGAGGTCAAGACTCATTTGGCCAGTCTTGATGCCAGAATGGGAAACCTTGAGAGAGAAACAGAGGGGTTGAAGGATTTTATATTCACCAAAATGAAAGCATGAAAAAGTGGCTGAAACGATTGAAAAAATTACTCGGACGGATCCTCCCCAGAAAAAAAACGGAAACGGGATCTCTGTAACTGACAAAATTCAGCTTTCAAGAGCCAGGTTTCGGTTCTTGCTGGCCATTCTAATTTTGACAGTTTACTCAGCAACAATTTATTTCCTCTTTGTTCACCAGGGGGAGATGAATGACAAGGTTTCTAGCCTGATGCAGGTGATGATTGGGGCCTTGACAGTCATTCTCTCACAACTTGGGGCCTTCTATTTTGGCGATTCTTCAAGTGACATGGCGAAGAGTGAAGATTCTGAAAATAAAGGTCCTACTCAATTTGAACAACGTGTGGACATCACCGCACCCAACCAAGAAAAGGAAGTCTAATGGCACCAATTCTCAGCATGTTAGCAAACACCCTGTTTTCTATCGCAGCCGACAAAATGCAGTCAGCAGCAAAGGACCACATCATGAAGGCCATTGATGAGAACCTGGATGATGATGCCAAAAAGGTCCTGGATGCAGCCATCAGTGATGACAAGGGACATAATAAAAACTCTCTCTCCGATCTGCTTGGATGAAAATCTCGGATCACTTCCGAAAACAGGAGTTTGAGAAGAGTCAGACGGCAATCCGCCTGGGTATCTCCAACACAGTCACCGAGCCTGAACTTATGGCCAACATGGTGGCCTTGGCTGCCAATGTTTTGGAACCTCTGAGGGCCAAGTGGGGGCCTGTTTCACTGAGTTCCGGATACCGACACCCTGATCTTTCTCAGGCCTTAGGATCTAAACCGACCTCGAGCCATTGTTTCGCAGAGGCAGTCGATTGCGAAATGTTCAAGAGTCCCGGCAATAGGCCTGTTTTTGAGTGGTTTGTGAATGAATCAGGTCTCTCATGGGACCAAATAATTTTGGAACACGAAGGAGAGGATCCCTTCGATGGCTGGCTCCATATTTCTTCCAAAAGATGTCTTTCCGAAAACAGGAAGGAAGTATTGAGGGCAGTCAGGCAGGACGGCAAAACAGTCTATCTCCCAGGAATCAACTGATGGCATATCTATCTTTGGACATCCCTCCCGGTGTAGTCAGAGCCGGGTCTCAGGTTGAATCAAACGGCAGATGGAGAGATGCCAATTTGATTCGATGGCACCAGGGCAGACTGAGGCCTGTCGGAGGATGGTTTGCAGAGACTGATGCCATGACTGGGGCACCTCGGACTATTCTTACCTGGTCTACTAATAATGGGTTTGCTCAGATGTTCA